TCCAAAATTTCTTCATTCGGTTGTTTCCTCCGTTCCTGTTGTATTTGCGAACGCGCCCGCATCCTGTAATTTTGTCATTGAGCCGTTGATGAGGTAGAGATCGCCACCCAGTTCTGCAGGGATGCGGTCGAGGTTTTCAAGCTCACGAATGTCGTTGGCAGACATCCATCCGTTCTGGCGTGCTGTTGCGTAACCGCTCATACGGCTTGCGTAATCGCCGCGTAGAAGTCCGTCAACATTGAACTTGATAAACACTGTCGGTTTTTCGCTGTCGGAGAGCAGTGCGCGGCACATGGACTGCTCCCAACGCACCACCCACGGGTCGAGCGTGTATTTAACAAACTCAAGGCTCTGCTGCTCGATGTTGCTAAAGGATGATTTTTCAAGGTCGGCGAGCATATGCGGAGGCACTCTGAAAATACGGGCAATCTCATTGATCTGAAACTTTCGTGTTTCCAAGAACTGCGCTTGTTCCGGTGAAATCCCTATGGGCTGATACTTCATGCCTTCCTCGAGCACGGCCACCCTGTGTGAATTTGCTGAACCTTGGTAGGCGGCATTCCAGGATTCCTTGACCTTCTGCGGGTCCTTAATTGTGCCGGGATGTTCAAGCACACCGCCCGGTGTAGCCCCATTAGCAAAGAATTTCGCTCCGTACTCCTCTGTGGCGATGGCGAGACCCACTGCGTTCTTTGCCATTGCAATGGGCGAGTAACCAACAAGCCCGTCAAAGCCTAAGCCCGGAATATGCAGGACATCGGCAGGGGCAAGATAGACCTGGTTGCCTTTGCCAAGTGAAGGTACATCCTCCGAGCTGCGCTGATATAAATAGAAAAGCCGGCCGTTCGAATCACGGTCGACTGTCATCTTGTTCGGCATCAGCGGATAGAGGGAAAGAACCTCGCCTTTAGCATTGCGTATAATCTGCGCATAGGCATTGCCCCATAATAAAAGATGACTCATCAGCGTTTCCCGGAATGCGAATGAAGTCATCTCAGGGTTCGGTTCGTCGTGGAGCAGTTTATATATTGGGTGTGTGAGATACTTCTCTTTACCGCCGTTGTCGTTGTACTTATATACATGAAGCGGCAGACCCGCCAGCGTTTCGGACAGTATTCTTACGCAGGAGTAGACCGCCGTCATCTGCATGGCAGTATGCTCATTGACAGGTTTTCCGGCAGTAGTGCTGCCGAAAAAGAAACTGTAACGGCTGCCACCCAGACTATCCTTAGGCTTGTCACGGGCCTTGAAAATTCCTTGTAATATACCCATAGACATCACTCTCCTTAAAATGGGCATGAAAAAAGCACCTGATGAAAACAGATGCCGTTTCGGGTATAGTGTTTTTATGCTTTTATATCGCTAACAAGAAAAAAATAAAAATTTTATTGAATTAGTTTCACAAAGCTCTCGGAGCTTTCTACACCCATCAACTCCAGAAAAATTTATAACTAGATGCTCTTTTAAGGTAAGTTTCTCATTATTTACTCGCAATATGTCGTAAAGCTTTTTTGTGTTATCTTTATCAAATGAATAATAGTATTCATATTCATCCTCTCCCCAGATAGCTTTACATCCCTCTCCTAGATCTTGACCAACAATATTTAAACACTCATCAACTATTTCTCCGGTTACATTTATCCATATATCTCTGACCTTCTCATCACATAACCTAAATTTCGGCATGTATTATACCTCCAAATCTAATGTTTACTTAGCTCAATACTTCACACTAAATAATTTGCCCCATAATAAGCCAAGTACATAACCATCATAATTTAAGCAACCTATCAACAATATTATTGAAATGCCGCTAACATATTAAACACTTCAACTAAAAGCACCACCAAAACTTTAAATGTTTTCAGGCATCCCAAATGAATGAACACACGCATAAGCACCTGCTGATTTATTGATGCAGGGGTTTAATAACAGCCTTAAATAAATTAGTAGCGCGAATTAAGAAGAAGCGACGCACCCCTCTAAATAGTAAAATGAAGGGTTTAGCTACCAAGTATATCTCACAGGGTTAGCTGCACCACGTTTGCGAAGCTTGTTAGGAACACGCTTGCCAACATATAATTCTTTAATTTCCTCAGATGCTTCTCTACCATTGAAACCAATACGTCCAGGCATATTTTCAGAATCGGGAAAGTTTTCTGTTTTAACATCTAGCCACTCATCGGCTACAAATGCTGCTACAATTAAACCTTTTACAGTTGCTAGAATTATTTCTGCTTCTTCAGCTTTTGATTTACTAAGCTTCCAAGCACGGCGGGTTGCTTCGTACAATGATGTTTGCGAAGCGCTTATGTTGATGTTTATCAATAATGCTTTATGCTTAAAAACTGCCTCTTCAGCAGAATATTGACGAATAATTTCATCAGCATGCATGACTCCATATTCATTAGCACCTGTACCGGAAACAATATTGGTGAGACCCGGATAAGCATCAATGAGAGCTGCTTCAACTTCAAAGGCTGTCTTTTCATCCATACCATGGCGGTGAATAACGTGAGCGACCTCAAAACCGGCCAGTCTTATTTCTCGAATACGTTTCATTTTGTTGTCAATATCGTCGCCGTCAAGATTCTCTTCTGCACGAATATGGTAAAATACGCGATTTCCTTTCCCTTTACCGACATAAAATGTTTCCCCGTTACGTGGATCTATAAGTCGGTATACATAAGTCTTAAGTTTGTTTGAAATTTCTTCAGTAAAAATATCATCCACGCACCTTTCAAAGTTCTTCTCAAGAATCACGCAATTATCCCTATCATTTTCTTCAACAATTGTCGCAAAATAAGACCTATCGTCATTAACAACATTATACCATAAAACCATAAACAAACATATGCTAATTAAAAAATCAACAAACCCCTATCATCATAAACTGATGAACCTGTACCTCCGCCGCATCGGATCGCCCGATCAAGAGCCATAATGGTGGCAACAGCACCGTCAATTTTCTCGGTGGATTTTTCTTTGTCCGCTTTGATATTGCCTGCCGGGTCGGTGCGGATGTAGATATTGTCCATCATCCAGCGCAGAACCGGGTGACCACCGTGGGCAAGCTTCTGTTCTAAGGTAAGCTTCATGAGCTCCTTGGTCGGCGGGCTCATATCCTTGAAGCCTTGACCGAAAGGAACGACTGTGAAGCCCATGCCCTCAAGGTTCTGGACCATCTGTATGGCTCCCCAGCGGTCGAAGGCAATCTCTCGGATGTTGTACTCTTCGCCAAGTGCCTCGATGAACTTTTCTATGTATCCGTAATGCACCACATTACCCTCTGTGGTTTTGAGGAAACCCTGCTTCTCCCAAAGGTCGTAGTTGACATGGTCGCGTCGAACACGAAGTTCCAGATTGTCCTCCGGTATCCAGAAGTAGGGCAGAATATAATATTTGTCGTCCTCATCCTCGGGAGGGAACACAAGCACGAAGGCCGTTATGTCGGTGGTGCTGGAGAGATCTAGTCCGCCATAACATACACGGCCTTTCAGCATTTCCGGATCTACCGAGAAAGCACATTTGTCCCATTTGTCCATTGGCATCCAGCGTACTGCCTGCTTCACCCATTGGTTGAGACGGAGCTGGCGGAAGCTGTTTTCTTCAGCAGGGTTCTGCTTTGCGCTCTCGCAGGCGGCCTTGACCTTATCAATTCCAACTGTTATGCCAAGTGAAGGATTGGCTTTCCTCCACACCTTAGGGTCTGTCCAATCGTCGTTCTCATTGGCTCCGTAAATGACAGGGTAGAAAGTGGGATCATGTTTCCGGCCATCAAGAATATCCTTTGCCTTTTGGTGCACCTCATAGCAGATGCTGTTCGTATCGTTGCCAGCTGTGGTGATGAGAAAGTACAGCGGTTGCATCCTGGCATCCCCTGAGCCCTTGGTCATGACGTCAAACAGCTTTCTGTTCGGCTGTGTATGTAGCTCGTCAAATATCACGCCGTGTATGTTGAAGCCATGCTTGGAATATGCCTCGGCCGACAGAACCTGATAGAAGCTGTTTGTCGGAAGGTAGATTAACCGCTTGGTGGAAGCAAGCAGCTTGACACGTTTGCTCAGAGCAGGGCACATACGAACCATGTCGGCAGCAACTTCAAAAACTATGCTGGCCTGCTGGCGGTCGGCAGCGCAGCCATACACCTCAGCCCGCTCCTCACCGTCAGCGCAGGTTAGGAACAGAGCAATTGCGGCGGCAAGCTCTGACTTGCCCTGCTTTTTGGGTATTTCGATATATGCCGTATTGAACTGGCGATAACCATTTGGTTTCAAAATTCCGAAAAGGTCCCGGACTATCTGCTCCTGCCAATCGATTAATTGAAATGGCTTTCCGGCCCAGGTACCCTTTGTGTGCCGGAGAGCCTCAATGAACGCCACTGCGTAATCAGCGGAGGCTTTATCATATACAGAGTCGGCAGCTTTGAATTTCGTCGGCTTGTATTTTTTGAGCTTGCGTATATGACACATCCTCCTTCCTGAAAGTAAGCATAAGAAAAGGGAACTGCTTTAGACAGATCCCTGTGATTTGGGTATATACTACGTTTTTTCTTCGCCGGTCAATATAAAATGAGCGTAATCCTCAATATGGCCTTCCAAGTATTTTAATAGCTCATCATATTTTTCGCGCCGGGCTATTTGTTTCACGGCCTGAATATCAAACATATTTGTCTCGCCCGAAGCCCGGATGCTGAGAATTTGCTTTTTTACCTTCTCAGTCATTAGTGAGCACCTCCGTCTCCGCAGAGTCGCTGACCGCAGTACGCAGTATATCCACATCAAAGCCTGCGCTCTTGTAGCCTTCTAAAATGACACTGTAGTAATAGCAGCTTGGAGTGCCAAGCGGCCTGCCATCATTCATAATGTAGACCATCGCTTTGACAGTCTTGCCGTTCAGCTTGACCTTGATGGTTTCTTTTCTGTACAGATATGGCCAGCCTTCGTAACGGTCAAGCGCCGCCTCGTCTGCGGGAGTCAGCTCCCATACCAATACCGGTACGCCGCTGCCCTCATAAGGTTCCACCGTTGCCACAGCGCCCGCGTGCGGGCCTCTGAAAAGCAGCCGGTAGTCCTTTAACACCGTTGAACCTATAACCCGAGCCGTAGGGCATCTGGTTGCCATCTGTGTAAGGTTAAGGTTTGAGCCATAAGCCAGGTATAATATCTTTTTCATATATGTAATCCCCTTTCACCACCTAAAGGACGGTTACCCGTCCTGAGTGGTATCTCCTTTCGGCTTACCCTTTCAGGCAGCCCTGCCGAAGCGGAATGCTGCGTCGCCGGAAAGGTGTTTTGTGAGGTGCTCTCTGCAGTTTTTGAACTCATCCCCAATGAAGCCAATCCTGTTGAGGTAGGTTCTCATGGCAAA